ATTCCTTTCGGGGTTGAGTGGGGGTCTCCTACCCCCTGTTCCCGATACCCTTCCACAAAATGTCAAACGCCTTTGAACTTCTCCCATTCCATCGAAAGAGGAAGGTCACGGTTGTCGACATCTGTCGTGTCTTCGTCGTCAAACTTTCTGGCCTGCAGCTTGTCGGACTTCTGTCTGTTGCACCAGACATGCGCCAGCTGAAGGTTCTCAAGAGCTGACGGATGACCACCCTTCTGAATCGGAATGATATGATCTATCCCTCCGGCCATCGGGTCGGGCCACTTCAAGCTCTTGTCAACAGGATTCCCACAGATACCGCAGACCGTCTGGGTCGCGAGTATCTTCTTCTTGTTGCTCTCAAACTGAGAGCGGAACCCTTTGTCATGATCCGGTCTGTTATTTCGTGGCATCGATTTCCTCCGGAGCCATAACCTCCAAGTATCTCTGTATCGTCATGCACGGTATGTACGGACCCGTTGCAATGGTCGCCATCTCCAAGTGCTTCCAGTAATAACGACCTCTGTCCTGCGCCATGAAGAGGAGCAGGTCGTCGTTCGTCATCCCGAGTTCTCTCTTGAGCGTCTGGATGAACTGCATTATCGCGGGAGTCATTTCCTTGCGGAATCCGTCCGCGTTCCGGAAGATGACACCCATGTGATAGAAGTAGATGTAGAGGATCACTCCTATCGCGTGCCACTTTGCGAAGAACTTGCTTTCTTCCTTGCAGTTCTTCCAGTAGAGGAGATATACCCAGCCTGTTGCCTGGATGTACTCTTCCATGTGGTTCTCGATGAAGAGCTCCTTCTCGCAGTGAGTAAGGGAACCCTTGCGCTGAGTCCACAGATATGTCGTAGCCGGAAGGTAGCTCGGCTCGAGCTTGTCTTCCTGCAGACAGCAAGTGACCAGAGAGCTGAGGTATATGTCCTCGTGACTCTTGAGGTCCTTCTTGTACTTGAGGTGATGTGATTCCCACCACTCTCTCTTGAACGCCTTGCCGTGAGTCCAGCCTGCAGGTGAGCTGTGATGTCTCAGGACTTCACCTTCTTCACTGACCTCGTCGAAGTCCGAGAAGATGACCACTGCTTCAGGATTCTTCCTGATGTGTGCAGCCATCTTCTTGATCGCATCCGGAGCGAACCTGTCGTCCTGGTCTCCGAACATGACCCACTCACCGTGGCTCGCGTCGTAGCCTGCCTGCCTCGTGTTGCCAGGGCAGCAGTTGTATGCTGTCTTCGTCCTGACTATGTTTAGCCTGGACTCGTACTGCTCTATGACATCGTCATAGGCTTCGGGAGAACAGTCGTCAGCGATGACCACTTCCATGTCCTTGAAGTGCTGTGCCACCAGACTGTCGAGCATACTCCCGATAAACTTCCTCGCGTTGTAGGCGGGGATGATCACCGATATCAACATTGTCTTGTCCTTTCAATAGAAAACCCCGAGCATCTGCCCGGGGTCTCTTCACTCATAAAAAGGAGATCGCGTTTACGCTGTTCTCACAGATACAATATAACAGATAAATTATGTGCCAGGATGTGCCAACATGTCCCAACATGTGCCAAAGTGTGCCTATTTTCGGTCAATCCTCGGAATTGTGCCATTCGTGGTACTCTTCGACGAGTTCTGTGTTGGCATCATAGAAGCTGATCAAGGCTTTTCTGTGTACTCTGTTCTGCTCGCTTCTGGAGAAGTGAAGCTCCTTTTCCACCTTGCTGACTGCCCAGTGCTTGATGTATCTGGCCTCAAGAACAGCACGCTCATTCTCGACCTTCATGTTCCTGATAGCCTCGAGCGTCTTGGTCTGCTCCACAGAGAGGTCAGAGTGTGCCTGCTCGATCTCCTCGCATATCTGCGAGTAACGGATGAGCGCCGACTCGTGCTTATCCTCTCCGCCTTCAGCTCTTCCGGATCCATCGTTCTCATACTGAGCCACACCGTTGATAGTAGCCTGGAACGCGGTCTCCCTGTTCTGACACATGACGCGGTATTCACGCCATGCAGGAGTCGAACGCTCCAACCAGTCTCTTGAGAGCTGTGTCTTTCTGTATTCTGCGTCAGTCATAGTCTGCCTCCCGGATCATATCTTTCCCTCCTTCTCGAGCTGTGCCTTGAGATTTTCAAGGTCCTGCATCTCCTTTGCGAATATCTCTTCCTGCTTGACCGCATCAAGCATCTGGATGACGGCCAGACGGTAACCGTCTCCGAGCGGACCCTGCAGGTCCTTTGATATATCCATCCTGTAATTCAGGCGTTCTATGATTCTCTCGCTGTCAATCTTCATTATTTTGTTTCCTTTCTCATATCTCTTGCGGCTCTTGCGTGTGGTATAGTCATCACTTCTCCTCCGATCAAGTCCTCGATGCTCATCTGGTCCGTCCACTTGTCGCCCAGAACACAATAATCGTCTTTAGTGTTATAAGCACAACAGCCTTTTACCTCGTGGGCGCAGGTGTCGCATGGCAGCTCAGCGTTCATATATTGCCCTCCCTCCTGTCAGGTGGCGAAACATGTTCGGATCACAGTTCAGCTTTATCTCTTCCTTGCACTTGCTACACCGAAACACCAATGTGGTCGAGCAGGTTCTTGGCTCATCCATATAAGCGAAAAAGTCATAGAAGTGGTCGCACTCTGGCTTCTCGTTGTAATCCGTTCCGCAAGCCTCACATATTAACGTCTTCTTGTTGAGGATCTTCCCGCAGTTCTCACAGTATCGGTTAATCATTCTTCCACCTCCTCGACAAGGATCCTGATATGAGCAGTGTCGCTCCACACCTTGCCTGTATGCTTCTCGACGATGAGCGCATCGTCCTTCCAGAATCCGACCTGAGTCATGGCATCCAGCAGGAGCTTCTCCACATTGTCCAGGTCAGGCGTTGATGCCTTGAAGGTTCCCCATCTCATCGGCTGCTTGATCTGGAAGTGAAATGCAATGGTCACTCTGACCGGATCCTTGAAGTACGGTGGCTTGATGCCCTGCTTCGACAATGCCTGGTTAAGGAGAAGGATGTACTCATCCATCTGCGCCTTGACCTGTGGCTTGGTGTAGAAGTGAGGCTTGCCATGAACCACGGACACTCCCTTCTGCTGAGCTGTCCCGGTCGGGTTCTTCTTCAGCTCGATGTCTATGTCGATCATTCTTCACCTCCGACTAAATCGTCAAAACTGATCTGCTTTCCATGTCCCGCTTCACAGAACTTCTGGTCTCGGCAATCCCCACAAGCGTTAGGGATAATCTTCGGGAGCTGACACTTCAGTGCTGTTCTGGTGTCCCAATTGTCCTGGAATGACATCTTCTCAGTCCTGTATAAGCACTTGGGATCCTCTTCGAACATCGCGTGCTCCATCATGTCCGTCTCGTCCTCCGAGGATCCCAGCTCCTTTTCGGCGAAGTGCTTCGGGAGAGGCATCCAGGCATGCACCGTCGGATTCGTGATGTGATGCTCACATCCTTCGGAAGCATCGTCTATAAGCCATCCCTTTTCTCCGAGCCAGGATCCAAGATAGAAGTCATGGTCTGCGACCATCGCGAACGGAGAGTTATACCATCCGGAAACTTCCAAAAGAACGAGAAGTCCCTGCGGAGGCATCATCTCTTCAGTATTAATCCAGCTCATGTCAAATCCTCCAACCTTACCTGATGATTCTTCTTCCAGTCCTTGTCCTTCTTCTCGTCCTCGGGTTCACCAAGACGAGCGAGGATCTCCTTCTTGATCTCGGCAGCCTTCTTCTGGTCTCGGTAGATGCTTATCGCGAACAGATCCAGAAGCTGCTTGCCACTCATGTCAGTTAGTTTCATCAAAATGTCTCCTTGTCTTCGTTCTGAATGCTTCGTCACCGACCAGATCCGCTATGCACTCGCAGGCCACCTTGAGGAGCTCACGGTCGGAGGCTGTCTCCAAATTGAGAAGGATAAATTTCCTTGCCTCCGAGGCACGCTCGATCTGTTCTGCACTCTTCCTGAGATGGTCAGTCCACCGGTTGTAATTGTCCGTGTATTGCTTCGTTGAAATCATGTTCGGTAACCTCGCGCGACTTTCTCCTGAGTAGGGAAGGAAGGGCGCGCTTTTAAGCGCCCTTTCTTTCCCAGGGAAAGGAAGGTAATTCCTTTATAAGTCGATCTTCCATTCTCTCTAAAAGAAATTTGATAATTTTTAATCATCAAAATTAGCCCTCCTGACGAACGATTTATCGATGACAAAAAGCGGACTTTCCATGATGTATTTTCGGAGTGTTTTTGAGGACACGTCAGCGACCTCTGCCATCTCGGAAAAGCGAGCAACCTCTTCCATATCTGAAGTCAGTTTCTTGGCTGCGTTAAACGCGGACTCGATGATCTGAGTCTTCTCAGCCGTGGTCTTGATGTTCGGGTTCTTATTGAGGTTAGCCTCGGGTGAACCTTCCACGGCAGCGCTGTCCAGAAGTCCAGCTGCATCCACATAGTGAACCGGGAACTTGAAGAAGACGTTGACAGGATCCACATCCTTGAAGTCACGGAGAACGAAGGCGAGCTGCATCGGCTTCTCACCGTCGGCTATCTGCTGACCGATGGTCTCGAGGATAGCCTTGTCCGGCTCCAGGAACGACAGGTCGCAGATGGCATCCGCATCTCTGGCAAACACGCCCGAGCCGGAGCCACGGTCTATGATCTTCCTGTTGCCCACCGTTCCCTTCGGGTGGTGATGGTCGTAGATGATGGCAGCGCCGGTCTCGTGTGCTATCTTGTCAAGCGCATTGCAGAATGCAGCGATAGCTTCAGCGCTGTTCTCGTCTCCCTGCTGGACCTTGTAAAGAGGATCCAGAATGATGGCCTTGTACGGTCCCGTGTTCTTGCATCGTCTGATTATCTTGGCAGCGAGCTTCTCCAACGGTACGGCGAAGCCTCTGAGGTTCCACGGCCTGATGTTGTGGGTATTCTCGCCGAGCTCCCAACCGTTAGCCAGGTAAATCGACTTGAATCTGTGGAACAGGGAAGCCTCTTCGACCTCAAGGTTGATGTAGAGGATCTTGCCCTGCTGACATGGGAACTTGCCAAGCCACGGCTTGCCTTCCGCGATGCAGACAGCGAGTTCCTGAGACAGACATGTCTTTCCCGCTTTGGACTCACCCGTTATGATCATCTTGTTACCTTCACGGAGGATCCCTCCGATCAGCTCCGGAGACAGACTCGGTGGTTCGATGAGCTGGTCACCGAAGTCGAGGATGTCGGGAAGGTCATCGTCAAGGGATCCGATATAGTCGATCCACTTGTCCCAGTTCTCGCAGCCGATATTAGTGGCCACGATGTACTGCTTCTTCCCGGACCTCTCCGCGCCTGGCATTCTCGAGAGCCTTGATGGGTTCTTGTTCTTGGTGTCGATCTTGAGCCCTGACTTCTCACAAGCCTGGTATAGGAACTGTACCTTCTTTGCATAATCGTCCTTGTCGAGAGCATCGACCTTGACGATAGCATGGAGAGACTTGCCACCGGAGTGAACAAGCACTGCGACAGGGAGCTTCATCTGCTTGATGAGAGAGTATTGCTTCTCGATGCCTATGTCGTCACACTCGACCAGAGCGTATCTGAACTCGGTGACGTGGGCATTGGTGACACCCTCACCGTCAAACGGGTTGAATCGGATCCATGCGCCTGCTTCCTTCTTGTAATCTCCGACCGTATACGATATGTCGTCATAGTGGTCGAGATTCTTGAGGATCAGCGCAGCTGTCTGCGTATAGACTCCTGAGTTGGCAGGAACCCACTTGACCTTCTCACCGTCTTCCTTCTTGATGGACTGACAGCAATATGCCACGATGTCGTCCGGCTGAAATAATGTATTTATATATAGCCGGAGCTGGTCTCGCGGATCCCACTTCTTCGGCGGATCCGGAACAGCTTCGTTCTCGACGAAGCCGTCCTTGACGATCGGTGCCGTGTCCTTGCCGATGACCGCGTCCCAGGCTAAGAACCGACCAGGCTCGGAGGCGGATGTTTTACTTGGTTCCCAACCGCCTTCCTTCGCCTTTATGGTGATATAAGCACCTGTGACCGGAGCACTCGTTTCTTCGTTGAAGGTGTTCCACTTCCTCTCGCAGTCTCCCGGATGATACTTGGAAGAGCCCTGTGACCATCTGTCCCAGTCATCGCAGGAATAGCCTTCATGCTTGAGGGCCATTCCTACCTGATACCAGACTTCGTAATCATCGTTGTCGATGTACGGCAATAACTGTAAATGGTCAAACTTCTCCATGTCATACCTCGAACGGGAGGTTGCCCTGCTCGGGAGCCTTTATCTCTGCCTTGGGAGCTGTGGGAGCTTTCGAGGCTTCGGTCTCGAGGTATCTGTCAATCTGGTTCGTCTGCTTAGGCTGACCATCCTTGCCGACATAGCTCCTGATCTTGACGTGGCACATGCCTTCCTTGCCGATGACATTGTTCCAGTCCATCTTGTAGGCCTTACCGTGCGCCTTCTGTCCGATGCAGCGGAAGAATGAACCGAGCTTCCACTCCATGTTGGTGCTGAGGTAGAGCCTGTCGGTCACGGACGTGTGGCCGAGGTCTCCGCCGTCGACAACGATCTTGAGCTCTGCCATGGGGCAGCCTCTTCCGATCTTCTCGGAGTCGCCCTCATAGAGGCTCTTCTCCAAGCCCTGTACCATGAACGGATAATCGCCCTCGGGGAGCAGGATGAACTCCTGTGTGTCCTGTGTGATCTCTGAATCCCAGCTTAAAAACTTACCTTCTGCCATTTTAATTTCCTCCTTGAATGGTCTTTGCATAATCGAGGGCTGCCTTGTAGTCCTCGTTTGTTGAACTGATGGAAAGGTTGCAAGCCGATACGATCGCCTGCATGTCAAGGTTGTTGTCCTTGATGTATGTGCGGAGCTGCGAACGGTAGTCCGGTTCCGGCTCCACTCCCTCGAAGAGCTGCGCGAGAGGTTCAAACGACATCGGCATCTGATCGGGGAGGTTGTAGCGGTTCTTGGCATCCCAGCAGGGATGGTGAGTGGAATACATCACGCGTGTACCGCCGGTTGCCTTCTTGGACTTCGTGTTCTGATCCGTGATGACGTTGGTCTTGTAATTGCAGAAGAGAACAACGTCTGCCCACTCCTTCAGGAGCGGTGCGACCTTCTTGGTGAGCTTCATCTCCCACCTGTCGTATGCTCCCATCTCGTCGGGCTGTTCAAACTTGCGCATCATAGCGTGGGCAGTGAACACCACGTTGATGCCGTTGGCCACGAGCTTGTCGCAGACCGTGAGGACTCTCTGGAAGTCGTCGTAGAGATATACATATCCCTTGCCGTAGCCGACATCCTCGATGCCCTTGACGTTCAGCCTGGAACAAGTCTCCGCGATGCAGAGCTTCTCTGCCCAGTCTGCTGTATCGATAACGAGGGTGGAGAAGTTGCGCTCTTCGAGCAGGTCCTCCGCTTCCTCGATGATCATGCTCCAGTAGGTAGGAACAGGGTAACGTGCTACGTCGAGCTCCTTGGTGGAGCCTTCCGTGTCGATGAACACCGGATTAGGAAACTGAGCTGCAAGAGTTGACTTGCCGATTCCTTCCGGGCCGTAGATGATGACCTTCTTGGCCGTCTGGATCTTCCCTTTTGTAATGGGGATCATATTTACCTCCTTCTGTATGAGTAGTCCCAGTAATTACTGGTAAATTCTGAATCGGTCATGTGTGTCTCGTGATTAGGCGTTCCGATGGTCTTCTGACCATAGAGACGGAAATTCGAGTACATGAGTCCGATATCGTCGATGTAGATCGTCGCGCTTGCCCAGGTCGAAAGAGTGTCCTCTCCCTTGCTCTTGCTCATCTGGCGTGCTATCTGGGCAGCTTCGACCATGAGATGTGTGATCTCGGCTTCAAGGTGCTTGAGCCTCAATTCATTGGAAGTCATTTGTCACCTCACTTGATAATGATGCTGTGGGAATCTTCCAAATGCGCACCGGGAACGAGCAGGCCGTCCTTCAGCGCTGCGCCGATCTCGGTCTTCTTGAAGTCGCTTTCGGAAGTCGGCTCCTTGCGGTACTGGTAAGGGAGCTGTGTCCAGTCATCGATGACCGTCTTGCCGTTCTCCACATTGCGATATGAGACAGATACTCGTGCCGACTTGAGCTTCTCGCCTTCCAGAGCGGTGTCGAGGTACTGCTTGAGCCACTCGATACGTCTGTCAACACTCTTCTTCCTGGCATCGAGCTTCTTCTTCTCCTCAGCGAGAGCATCCGAGTCATACTTGAGCTCCTTGATGAAGCAGGCAATGTTCTCGAGCTTCTCGCTCTTTTCGAGCTGGAGAGTGTTAAACTGTTCTAAAAGGGAATCGGATATCTCCCCGTTCTCTTCCATCGCAGCTTCCATCTGAGCCATGAGGGCTGCGATGTTTTCATTGATCTCGTACAATTTCGCCATTTCTTAATCCTCCTTATCTGACGTAGTAAGCGACACCGACCTTCTTGGTTCCGTACTTCATCGGATCCACCAGGTACAGCTGTCCGCGGTAGAGATAACCAGGCTCAAATGTGATGTGAGCCTCCGAGCACTTGAAGAACTTCTTTGCGTACTCGATAACCTTGACGTATTCCGCGTCAGCTCTGGTAACGATGAACTTCTTTTTCCTGCCCGTGAATCCTTCATAGATCTCAAACGACTTCGGCATGACTTTTCCTCCTTTCCAAGTCTTTTTCGATAAGGTCCCACTCCATCGCCGTGAACGGCTTCTTCCCGGAGAGGACCGTCTTGACATAACGGTCGGACCTGTTGATTACTTTCCCGAGCTCTTCCATGGTGGAATAGGTCCTTCTGAGCTCCGGATAGCTCGTGTGCTTACACACTCTCATTTCGCTTGTAAAAGCAATCCATTACTTCCTCCGGTGAGAGATCCAGCAGCTTGATGAGCTTTTCCTGTGTCGGAGCTGACATCATTTCAGCCTTGTTCAGCGAACGCGACAGGCTTTCCTGGCTGACTCCGAGAGCTTCGGCACATTTGCTTTGTGTTCCGAACTTGTCCTTGATGCGGACCTTGAGAGCGGTATAGTCCATTCTCATGGCGGTCTTCATTGCTTCTCCTCCTTTCAGTTGTTTTTGATAAAGTCGTAATCCACGTCGTCAGTGACGATGTAGATGTCAACATATTCGTTTGGGAAGCTCTTTGAGTAGGCTTCGTCGTCGACGTACAGATCCACGTCGTAGTTCTTGATGGCGGAACCGGTGTCCTGGGCTAAGTAGTAGCCGTTGTGGTCCTCATTCTTGAATCCGCATATATATAAGGTTGTCCCGAGCGGGATCACTTTCGGATCCACAGCCACCGTCACACCAGCATCGACCTTGGCGCCTGAAGCGGTGATCCCGTCTGTCGAGCCACATTGCTCTACACTGTTGTAGTAAGCCGTGCAGTAAAATTCCCCAACATACTCCATCGCAGGAGTCGGCTCCGGTGTCGGAGTGGGACTCGGTGTAGGCGTCGGAGACGGTGTCGGTGACGGCGTGGGTGTAGGCGTAGGCGTTGCCGTCGGTTCTGCGGTAGTAGTTTCACTTGCAGACTCGGTAACGCTCTCAGAAGTCTCCTGAGTGGCCTTCTTTGCGCCGTTGTATTGACTAAGAGCGGAAATGCTTGCCATTAGCACGAATATTCCGCCTGCAATGATCCAGCCTGTTGTCGTGTTAGTAGTAGATCTCATTCCTCTTGCGCTCCTCTCTCAGATGGTCGATCCTGTCGATAACCGCGTCGGCGTCGACAATTACCCTGAACCAGCAGTTCCCGCTCAGATGTTTGTGAAGCCAGTCACGGCGGATCTCGTAGTCCTTGTCGTTATTAATCGCGACATATACGGACGCCGTGTCCTTCATGCAGGCCTGTGCGAGCTTGATGACGCCTTCGCTGTCCAGTTCTTCCGCCCTCATCTGGACTTGATCTCCGCTCTTATGAGCTCGGTCGGATCCAGGTCGAGAGTGTCAGCGATAGCCACCAAGGACTTGACACTAAGTGCCATTACGCCAAGGTCTTCCACTCGCAGGATCGTGTTCTTGCTCAGGTGGGCCTTCTTTGCCAGTTCGCCGATGGAAAGATTCTTCTTTGCCCTGGCTTCGTAGATCATCTTGGAAGATTTGATCCTCGGGAGCATTCGTGTCGATGACTTAAACATGGCGCACCTCCGGGAAGTCCAGATCAAGAGCGCCCGGCTGTACCGTGTACTTGGTGACCTTGACGGGTCTGACGATTGTGATGTGAACGGGTCTGATTACTCTTGCGGAATCGCGGTCGTCGATATACTTGATCGCAGCAAGGCCACCGAGGCCGAACGCAAGAAGAGAAGAGCCGAGGACAATGCCTCCGATGAGAATAGTGACCATTTTGCCACCTCCTATTATATGAGTGAAGTTCAACAAACTTGAACTATCTTGAGTCTAACAAACTTGATACCAATGTCAATAGGTTTCTTGAAATAGTTTAGGAAAAGTTTAGTTTTGTAATGTAGTTGTAACTTTCTTGAACTTGTCCTATAATGGTGAACAAATATATAAGAAAGGAAGTAAGAATATGCAGGTCGAAAAAGTGAGCGACTTCAAGTCAAGACTGAAGGAAGCCTTCAAGCTGAGAGGCATCAAGCAGTCTGATATCGTCAAGGATCTTGGTTATTCCAAGGGTACCGTGTCGACTTGGGTGTCCGGACCGTACGAACCGCGCAGGGAGCGCATCCGTGACCTGGCTGCGTATCTCAAGGTGTCGATGCCCTGGCTTGAGGGTTACAATGTACCTATGGAAGAGTCTCCGGTGGACTACATTCACGTCACGCCCTCCGAGCTTCTTCTGATCGAGACTTACAGATCCGTTCCGACAGATGAGAAGGAACGCCTGGAACAGTACATTAAGTTCATCAGTGAACAGGTGGCCAAGAATGAAACAGACTAAGGGACTTTACTTCTCCGCAGGCCGTTGGTATTACGACGTAAGAGACGACGAAGGTCGTCTCAAGCGTTTTACTTCGACCAAGCTGGGAAAAGAAGGACAGAACGAAGTCAAGAAGAAGGCGAATGCCTGGCTGACTGACCACTCTCCGTCACAAGGCACGGTGGAGACTCTTTATCCGAGATTTCTCAAGTGGTACGGAGATTATAAGAACCATGACGAACAGCTCCGCACGCTGGAACGAGTCGGAAGGCTATATATCATTCCCCAGATCGGGAAGCTCCGTGTCTCTCTGATCAAGTACAAGACATGGCAGTCTGTTCTCGATGGTGCCACCAAGGAGAACGGAGAGCTTCCTGCCGAGAAGACCTTGAAGCAGGTCCGCGATGCGCTGACACAGTTCGTCAGATATTGCTCCACGCAAGAAGAATGTTGCGAACCTCTCGCATATCCGCTCATGATCCCGCCCAGAGCCGAGAAGAGCAAGGAGCGCGAGATCCTGTCACAGGAAGACATCCACAAGCTCTTCCACGAGTGTGATGGATGGTATATAAACCTGTTTAGGCTGGGAGTGGTCACAGGACTGAGGCCCGGAGAGCTGATAGCGCTCACCAGACAGGATGTCGACCTCGCTGCAGGGACTATCCACATCCAGAGAGCCAAGAACGGACATGGCAAGATTACCCAGGGCAAGAACAAGAATGCCAACCGCGTCTTCGGTCTGTCCTCGATAGCGGTAATGGTCCTCCGAGAGCAGTTCGCCAAGACGGAGCACCTGCATGTCGACTGGATCTTCCCGACCAAGGTCGGAGACGTTCCGTCACAAATGATGATATGGAAGGCGTACCACGCGACAGGCCTTCCCGGATCCCCGTACTCGCTGAGACACACGTTCGTCTCGCTGATGAAGAACGACGTGCCACTCTCGATCATAAAATCCGTGGTCGGACACTCGGTCGTGATGCCCACGCTGGAAGTTTACGGACATCAAACCGACCAGGATGCAGCCATAACAACCAAGCTCGTAGACGAAGCTCTGAAGAAGTCCTTGGAATAAGAAAAAGCCCCGACCAAAGTCGAGGGCTTCTTTGTTTGCTGAAATTGAACTCACAGTTTACTCACATCGTAACAAGTTCAAGAAAATAAAACATCCCGCAAGCCCATATCACTGTTGGCGTTGCGGGATAGTTCAAGTGGCGGAGAAGGAGAGATTCGAAAACTTCGTTTTAAGGGTTCAGTTTCACCGAACACCCCTCTAACACTTGTAGAATGGGCATTTTTGCCAGTTCAAGCGACTTGAACTACTCACAGTTTTACTCACAATATTGAACAAAACACTCACACGCAGGCAATAAAAAAGCCCCTCCGAGGTAGGCGTCGGAGGGGAACTATCCAGGAAAAATCAACATAATATGGCAGGGAGTATGATCAGAAAAGCGCCTACCTGCTTTTGCATACTTAATAACAGCAGGGTGCCAAGGACAAGAAAAGACACCCTGCTGCCAGAAGGTAAACCGGCAAAACTTGCCTGGTCAGCTGAGGTATTTGTTCGAGCACCAGCCTGTTCTGGATCCATAGGTTACCTTGGACCATGTTCCGCTGCGCTCCAACTCTGTCACCTTCGCACCGGAAGGCATACAGAGGATCCTGGTCGGAACTGACGTGCTCGCTCTCGTGTGAAGCCACAGTCCGCTCTTGGCAATGACCTTCCGCGTCTTGGAAGACGGTGCAGGTGCAGGAGCCGGTGTGGCAGGTGTTGGTGCAGGAGCTGCGCTTCCCTCATAATCGATGAGGTGGCACTTGCCCCAATACTTGAATCCGGATGTGCTTGATTCGACGACACCGTAGGCGTGGCCCTTGGCTTCGACGACTCTTCCTCCTCCGACATAGACGCCAACATGTGACTTCTTGGAATCTGTTCCCTTGTAGACAAGGATTCCGGGGATGTCCGGCATCGTTCCGATCGGACCGGTTGCTGTCGAGTGTGTGAAGAAGGCATTTGCGCCGTAGTCTTCCTTGGCATTGTACGGAACGGATGTATCGTCAACGGAATCGCTCCAGAGAGCTCCCTTGATGAGACCTGCACAGTCGTGGACCTTCTGTCCGTACTGCGAGGTGAAATCATTCGCCGTGTAATACTTCGGGTACTGCGACTTCTTGGACTTATACAGAGCTGCAGAGCTCAGCTGTCCGAACGTGCCGAACCAATAAGGCTTGCCGAGCTGTGCTCTGGCATACTCGACAAGGAATGAAGATGATTTGCGTGACATATCACTGTCCCTCCTTCTCCTTGAGGCCCTTCACATAGCTGGTAGTGGAAACACCGAGCAGAGCACCGAGGAAGGCATCCAGAGCCGTGATGGTGCCAACGATCTGCTCTCCGTAAGGGAGTCCCCAAATCTGTGCCAGGGCGAAGTAAAGCGTACCAAGAGCCGGAAGCACGATGAGTGCCACCCACTTCAGAATGTCATACGTTTTGTTGTTCATGTGGTTTCCTCCTTAAACTTTATGTTCCTCAAGCAACCGCTTGTAGGTTGTTTTGATGTGGTCAGAAGCTATCTCCGTGTAACCGTTCCGAAAATCAGGATTCGTTTCGCAGAACCTCTCATAGGTGTCGCAGTCAAGGAGCTGTTGGCGGAAGTATTCGTCTGAATGCTCGATGCCGTTCCTCAGCTCGTCGGAGAATCGAAGGATGTGAGTCCTGGCAAGAACAGCTGCGTTCTTGTCGACCTTCTGTTCGACTGCATCTATCTTGTCAGCTACATTCTTGATCTCCGTCTTGAGATCGTCGTTCGTGGTCTTCTTCTTGTCCTTCCTGTCGATCATGAACTGGACAAACGACCATATAGCAGAACTCCCTATGACCGCGATGGCGACCCCTTGGAGTATCTCGGATGGTTCCATGCTTCTATTCCTCCCAATAAAAAAGACAACCCCTCTGGGTTGCCTTTGTTGTCGTTTCAATTCCTATTTTGGTGAATTGCGTAAAAGGTATTGTAAATCAATTTTCATTCTTTCAAGTAATGATAGAATTCTAATTCTTATCCGTTGCTTTCGTGGCATTTCTGAAAGTATCTCATTCCATAACTCGTTGAATGTCATTGTGTCACCTCGCAAGTTATCAACAGAAAATCTGTTCAAAATTGTTGTTATTTGTAATATTTTGCTTGTTTTTGCAATTTATCAACAGATTTTGTGTTGATAATTTTCAAAACCTCGAAAACTTTTTGAAATATGCCTTGAAAATTTTGAAAGTTATTTCAATTACTGTAAATCTTTAGCAATATAGCAAAATGAAATAAACAAATAATCGCCATTTCCTATTGCACCACTCGGGATATACAAAGGTGCTAATTTGCCGTTGCTATCAATACCGCATTGA